CGGGTGTCGGTCCTCTGCGTCCTTGCGCCTTGACCGGGCCGCCAAGGGTAAGAACCACCCATGGCTGCTATCCTTAAAGGCGTTACTGTTTTGTACGGCGTGGCCGTGCAGTCCGGCATCAGCAACTTCATCTGCCAGAGCGTCAGCGTCGATAAGGCTTTCGAGCTGAACGACAAGGTTGCCGACGAGACGGGCGTGACTGTGACCCTCCGTTACGACGGCGTGGAGCGGACCGGCACTGTCGAAGGCATCGCCAAGACCACGGACATGCCGGAGATTGGCGCGGCCATCACGATTGCGCTGAAGACCGACGTGGGCGTTTCGCAAAGCATCACGGGTTGTGTGGAGTCCGTATCTGAAAAGGGCAGCAACAAGGACTTCGTCCGGGTCAGCATCAAGTTCCGCCAGGTTGACGGCATCGCTTCCTACGTGTCTGCTTGATGGATTTACTCCTACGCTTAATGCGTAGTTAGTGGACCGCCGCTTTATCCTAGCCTTCACCGACCCTGAGCCCGAAGAGGTGCTCGGGTATCGGCTTGCCCCTTTCTCCCTGCGTGACCGGGTAAGGCTGCACGCCATCGACTCCCCCTTCGTCGAGGGGACCGGGTTCACTCCGGCGGCGGTGGTGGCGGCCCTGAAGACTTGCGCCGGGCAATCCCTCCGCGAGATCACGATGAAGGACAAGGCCCTGCTGGCCCGCATGGACGCAGAACCAGAGTTCATGCAGAAGACCATCGCCCAGTTCGTTGGGCGCATGTACGTCGAGCACTGGCCCAAGTTCTGGGAGACTGGCAAGCTCGAGCAACGGGCCAGCGGTATGCCCTGGGCACTCAGCCTAGTGGCCACCCTGATCAGCAACGGGGTGCCCGAGGAGCGTGCCTGGACGATGCCGGAGGCGCAGGCCATCTGGATGTCCACGGCCTTCTCCGCGATGAAGGGGGCCGAGGTAAACCTGCTGACCACCGAGGACGAGGAAGCCATGGCGGCTTTTACCTCTTCCCAAGGGTAGGATGAGCACGGACGTAAATTACAGCATCAAGGGCACGACGGACGTCCCCCAGCAGGTGGACAAGTCCAAGAAGGCCATGTCCGACTTCGAGCGCCAGACGGCGGCCGTGCAAAAGAAGTTCGGCGACTTCGGCAAGGACGTCTTCATGAGCTTCTTGGCCCCGATGGTGCTCTTGCATAGCGCGATTAACTTTGTCTCGGCAGCCATCGAGGCCCGCAAGCGTGAGGTCAAGGAGGCGCTAGACTTTGCAAGCACGGCCGAGGCCAAGCTACTGGCTAGCAAGCAGGAGATTGAAGGCGCCCAGCGACGCAAGGATCAGCAGAAGGCCGAGGAGGATAAGAAGACGGCCGAAGGTATGAAAGAGCAGGCCCGCGTTCAATTCTTCAAGGAAGCTCCCGAGGGTCGTGCGTTTCTAGAACGGCAGCTTAAAGACCCCTTCTCTGGTCTGTCCGCTGCCAGCATGAATAAGCAAGGGCAGTTCGACATCGACCGGGTTGCCACCATCCTCGCCCAGGAGAATAAGGTACTGTCTCCTGCCCTGCAGGCCGCCTTCGACAAGTTCTTCACCGAGACCGCCGCCAAGCGCCCCGTGAAGCCCGAAGGCCCCGCCGGCGCCACTCCCAACAATTTCATGGCCGTGGCCAGCGGCACTGTCGGCGTCGGCCTCAGCCCGCAGCTTGATGCGCTGAACCGCCAGATCACCATCCAGGAGGACATGGCCAACAGCCTCCGCACCCTCATCGAACGCGACCAGGCGGAGACCGGCTTCAAGACCGACAAGTTCTTCCCCTCCTCCCGCCGTCCCGACTTCTCCCGATAATTTATGGCACGCAAAGACAAGGGCAACAGCCTAAGCACCCCGGTCCTGCAGGCCGGCTACACCATTGAAAACGACGGCTATGGACTCCTGACCTGCCGGGCGACCTACAAGGTGGACGACAACAAGACCGGCAACGCACCCAAGCGCGGCGACATCTTCAAGCCTGACCCCCGCCTGAAGTGCCACAAGGTCAGCGTCAGCTACGGCGCCCTGGGCGTGGCCATCATCACGGCCGAGTACTGCGGCATCGAGAACGGCGACTGGACGGAGCCCAACGTCAGCGGGTCGGCCACCCTGAGCACGGAGCCCCTGACCTCCCACCCGAACTTCTTCAAGCCCGCCGGCTATGGCCTCGCCGGGCCGCCTCCTTATACTTCCTGCGACTCCCCTGACGGCACGCCCACCCCGGCTTTCGCCGGCATCAACGGAGCCATCTTCGGCAACGACGGGGTGAACAAAAATCCGTTGTTCAAGGGTTTCTTCGGTACTAACACAAACGAGGAAAAGAAACTCTACAAGCGCACGTCGTACTTGTCCCCGGTATCGTCCTTTAACGGCGTTCTATATACGACGAAGTCCGGCAACGTCGTGACCCTCCGCAAATACGTTGGAGTGGCCTTCAGCGGCCGGGCTCCTGAGGGTTATCGGTTCCTTCTCCCTGCCTACATGGGCGATAGTTTCCAAGCGAAGGACGAGACCCCGCAGCTGCTTCTGTCTAATGTCAGTTTCGAGGACTACGGCATGCTGTACAAGATCAGCTACGAGATCCGCTTCAACAGGGAAGGCTACCTCAACGAGGTGTACAGCATCAACGCCTGACCATGAACCTGCAACCAGGAGTCGGCTACACCTTCGCGGGCACTGGAGCATCGGCCACGCTGGTCATCGACGAGCCTTGGGTCTACCAGACCCAGCCGCACCCCTTCAAGGTCTTCTGCTCCAAGGTCGGTTCTGACTACATCGTCCGCGTCGTCCCTGGCACGATCAACAACATCGAGCCGAAGATGGGTTCGCCGGCCACGCAGCTCTCGGCCGTCCCTGCGCCGACGCTTAACATCGGTTACTCGGCCAGCCCGCAGACTGTGTACATCTATCTGCAGATGCCCGTCGGGGCCTCGGGGACTCCGCCGCCTTTCCCTGATAACCCGATCATCATCCACGACACGGCTCCGCAGACCATCGACGATAACACGGCCTACCTGCTCCTCGCCTCGGTGGACAACTCGACCGGGGCGGTCAGCCAGTACGTCAGCGGCAGCCAATGGGGTGAGCGTTACAAGTGCGGGGGCTCTGACGCGGCCTATTATTTTGGGCTGGTCTGATGAGTGTCATCCTTGGCAGGCATACGCTGGCTAGTTTGTGCCAACTAGGGGACGGGACTTTAATTGCGCCCTATTACCCCGGGCAATATCGTCGCTATTCAAATATCTTTGCAACACTCGGGAGCCAAGTCGGGTACCTTGATTATCCGAGCACGACTCCCGACAAAATCTGCAAGGTGATTAGGCAATACGGCAACCCTCCTGCTGCTGGCGGCGGAGACGGGAATGTCGTTACTGGCCCAAGCGGATACCAACTTACCGTCAACGTGTCAGCGGGGTTTCCTCCTTCCCCGATTGCAGGAAGTCCTTTCATCGTGGACGAGCGTGTTCCTGCTCCATTTGGGCCTTACTCAACCATTTATCCGCGATGGACTGGCGAGACCGCTTGGGATTTGCAGACCTACCCGGCCTCTGCCTACTTCACACCGCAAGGCCTAACAACTTCTTTCAGGTTTAACTACGCTTACCCAGGCATCGGTGAGATTGCCCGCTTTGGCGTGTCCTATGACACGGGCATCCTCCCCAACGACCCGGCCGACGGAGGCGACTCTCACTTCGATCAGGACGGCGAGTTCATGGTGCTGGCCAACGCGACGGAAGTCTGCTGCTGGAACGAAGGCACGGAAATCGAACTGAACGTGGACGTCTGGCAAATTGACTTTAATACGACGGCGGTGGCCGGCTCTCCTGGGGTGTTCGATTACACCCTAGGCACGTCTTCCTTTCACTCGACCCTGACGCATACTGTGACCATCGACTCGTCCTGGACTGGCCCATATAACCGGGTGCACACCTTTGCCATCCCCAAGGTCGTCGGGCACTTCACCTTCGTGAACGACTTCTACGTCTCGGCCATCACGGCCCCGTAAGGCTCCACCGCCCCGGGTTTGACCCCCCTGCCAAGGGTAGAACCCATGGCCCTCTACACAAATTACAGCCTGTTCGTGGACGTCGAGAACGGGGTTGCGTCCAAGTCCTTTCAGGATGTCAACCCGGTCAACGACCCGGCCTTCTTCAAGGGTGACCAGTCCGTCCTTAACGTCTACTTCGTCCGCCCGAATAACATCAGCGCGGCCCCTTACGAGGAGGTCGTCATCAGCGGCCTTGCCTCGGTCAACGTGGCGATCGGCACGACGACTGCGGTGGCTACCTCGACCAGCGGCCTGACGGCCCTCGGCGCCGCAACTGTCAGCAAGTCCACAGTCGTGGCCTACTCCTCGGGCGTTGACCAGATTGACCGCGTCACGATCAGCCCGACCCCAAAGGCCGGCACCTTCTCCCTGCTTTACAATTCTCTGGTCATCGGCCCGGTCTCGGTCTTCGCCAGCGCCAGCGAGCTGCAGGCCGCCCTGGAGCTTAACGCCTCCCTGACTGGCAAGGTCACTGTGAACAAGGTCGGCGACTTCACTTGGGACATTACGTACGACTCGACGCTGGCCCCGCCCTTGTCGCTCACTGTCTCGGGCTCGGGCATCATCTCCTTCGTTGGCTACTCGGTCATCCTCGACCTGACCACCGCCGGCGTGACCACCCTTCTCGGTTCGGCCTCTTCGGCCTCGGCCACCCTTGAAATCTCGACCACGCAGACGACTGGCTCTTACGTCCAGACGGCCGCCCAGATCCCCTGCACTGTCTTCGAGGATATCCTCTAATGTCCAACACTGTCACCTTCAAGCGCGGCACGACCTACTCGGGGACTGTGACCTACACCCCGGCGGCCGGCGGCCCCGCGAACCTGCTCACGACGACTGTCACCTCCGACATCATCGACTCGGCGGGCGTGGTCTACCCCTGCACCATCACCATGGCGGTGAACGGCCTGTCCTTCGTGGCCAGCCTGCCCGCTTCGACCACGGCCGGCTTCTCCCTGGGCAGCGCCCGCAGCGACATCAAGTTCGTCTACGGCGGCACGACCTTCTTCTCCGACACCTTCCGCCTGACTGTCATCGACCAGGTGACGAACTGATCCATGTCCTCCATCTCCGTCTCTTCGCTGGTACTGGGCTCCCTGACCATGGAGGTGGAAGGGGCGGACGCCAGCCTGTCCCTCTCCGTCCTTGCCACGGCGCCGGCCGTCCTCTCCGTCGAGCTCGGCACCCCGGGCGCTCAGGGCGACGCGGCGACCATCGCGGTGGGCACGACGACCACGCTGGCCCCCGGCTCCTCGGCCACTGTGGCCAACGTCGGGACCTCCTCGGCGGCGGTCTTCAACTTCGGCATCCCCGCTGGCCAGACGGGTGCGACTGGGGCCACGGGCGGCCAAGGCCCCGCCGGCAACGCGGCCACCATCGCGGCGGGTACGACCACCACGGGCGCTCCCGGATCGTCGGCGAGCGTGACCAACACGGGCACCTCTTCGGCTGCGGTCTTCGACTTCACTATCCCTCGCGGCGACAAGGGCGAGACGGGCAACACGGGGGCCACGGGTGCGACTGGCAGCCCGGGCACGGCGGCCACGATTGCGGCCGGCACGACGACGACGGGGGCTCCGGGCTCGTCCGCCTCGGTCACTAACTCGGGCACGTCCGGCGCGGCGGTCTTCGACTTCACCATCCCTCGCGGTGATGTCGGCGCCACGGGTGCGACTGGTGCCACCGGCCCGGCAGGCCCTGGGGTGGCGGCTGGCGGCAGCACGGGCCAGTTCCTGAGCAAGGCAAGCGGGGCCTCCTACGACACCACCTGGTCCACCATCGTCCCGGGCGACCGCTACCTGACGACCTCGACCACGTCCCTGACGATCGGCAACGGCACGAAGGCGCTGACTGTTGGCACGGGGCTCTCGTACACTGTCACCCAGAACGTCACTATTTCCTTTGACGGGTCGAACCACATGCACGGCGAGGTGCTGGCCTACAACTCCGGCACGGGTGCGATGACTGTGGACGTGAACCACCACACGGG